ACACAAAATTTCATGAACCAACAAACTGAATCAAAAATTCCGGTCTTTTGCCGCCACGATAAAATGATCGATCCGGCGGCGCTCGTTTCCAACCCGCGCAACCCAAACAAGCATCCAGAATCTCAGATTGAAATTCTGGCTAGGGTCATCAAATCCCAAGGCTGGCGTTCGCCGATCGTTGTTTCAAACAGGTCGGGATTCATCGTGAAGGGCCACGGACGCCTTGCGGCTGCAATGCTCCTTGAGGCGAAGTCTGTGCCGGTGGAGTTTCAGAACTACGAAACCGAAGCGTCTGAGTGGGCTGATCTGATCGCTGACAATCGCATCGCCGAGCTTTCTGAAACCAATCAAGACGAGCTGAAGAAGCTGATGATTGAACTGCGCGAACAGAGCTTCGATCTCGACTTAACTGGATTCACCGGAAACGATCTCGATTCTTGGCTGAAAAATGATCTGGTTATTGCCGGTCAAGAGCGCGGCCCGACCCCGAAAGACCAGTTGGAAGATTACGAGCAAAGCACGATTCGCCAGATCGTTTTGATCATGGATACGGCCGAGTTTGAAGAAATTATGGCCAAGCTAGAAACCATCAAGAAGGCGCGAGAACTCGACAGCAACACTATCGCTGCGATGACCGCCATCCGTGAATATGCAAACACTTGTTCTTGAGAAAAAGAAAATCGACCTGCGCGAGTTCGTGCAGCGCCGAGCGAACGAATCAGACTGCCCGACGCTTCTGAAAGACGAATTCCGCGTCGTCGATAAAGAAACCGGCAAGGTAGTTTGCCTTTACATCAAGCCGAGCGAGGACGCTGGCGCTTTGGATGAAATCTTCAACTGCTGCACGACGGTCAAATACCAAGAAACGTTCCGGACGAACGGGCTGAAAACCACCAGTCGAATTTTCGGTTACAATCCCCGTAACGCGATACGCAAAGACTTCTGCTCAATCACCAGCTTCGCAACGGAGCAGCCGAATCAGCACGCAAAGATCATGTCGGGCGGGGCGATAGCTGCGAAGCATTACGCGCTGCATAATTCAGAGCTGTATTCCGAGCATCTGAAAACAACGAAAGAGCGCGTCGTTGAAGACTACCGGCACGCAGACGTTCCGTTCACGTCTGGAATCATCAACGACAACAATCCGCTCTGCTACCATTTCGACTCGGGCAATTTCAAAGACGTTTGGTCGGCCATGATTGTTCTGAAAAAAGAGATCGGAGGCGGCTACCTTTCGATGCCGGAATATGGTGTGATGTGCGAAGTGAAGGACAAAAGCATCTTCTATTTCGACGGGCAAAGTATCCTTCACGGTGTAACTCCGATCACGAAGATGAGGCTTGATTCACGTCGGTTTTCTATCGTGTATTATTCGCTTCGAGCGATGTGGAATTGTGCTCCTCTGCGCGAGGAAATTGCTAGGGCGAGGATGCGTCGCGAGCAGGTAGAGCAAAAGAGAAGGGGTTCTCGTGTTAAATAAACATTTAACGCAAGGTCGCTTTCACATGGCAATCATCAGCACGAAGAGGCCGGAGCGCGTCGCTCCGATGCTTCAGATGCTGGGGCCGGTGTCTTCTACTTGGTATGTATCAGAAGGGGAAGAGCAGAACTACGTGTCTGCTGGGCTTCCGAAAGATCGCGTTAGGGGATGCAGGAAGAACATCAGCGCAGCAAGAAATGCCGCACTTCAAGACGCGAGGATCAATGACGCTTGCAGTATTCAATCTAGCGATGATCTCAGGAACATTAAGACTCCGGTTCTGGTCGGCGGGAAATACCAAAGAGCGCTCATCACGGTTCATGACGCTATCTCCACGCTCCTTGAAACTAGTCTCCGCACGAAGCGCGTTTACGGAGGCGTTGCACTAACTAACAACATTCAAAATTATCAAGGCGAAGCGGTTTCCTTGAATAAGTTCGTCGCCTGCGACCTGATATACGTCGGTAAATCGTGCTCTCGTTTCGACGAAAATGTAGCGCTCAAGGAAGACTACGATATGACCCTCAGCGCGATCCTCACTCATGGAGGGGTATTCAGATGCGAGAATATTCTTTGCGATTTTCCCCACAGGGATAACACGGGAGGCGCGAACACTTACAGAACAACGGAAGCAGAAAAATTAGTGACTCAGAAAATGTTCAAAAAATGGGGCGACTTCATCGCTCCTCATCCACTCCGTTCTGGTCAGATAATTCTGAACTACTCGAAAATCAGGCGCATTTTGAATCATAAATAATGTCATCTGAAGATACTTCTCAGGCGGCAACCAAGATAGCCCGCCAAAACATTTCCAACATCGTAGCTAAGCTGCGATCTGGGAAAACGCTTTCGATTTCTGAGCAGAAGGCGATGGAGCGATGGGAGGCTGAGACGAGCGATGGAGAGTGGGTAAAGGACACGAGCGCACTTGCGAAAGAGCTCGGTCTAAATCGCGGAGCAATCTACGACGCTCGCGCAAAATACGGGGACGAAGCGCCGAAAAAAGAGCAGGGATCGCGCAGGGAAAATCTCCGTGCTTGGCAAAAGTTCTGCGCTGAAAAACTGATCGGAAAAGATTCTGCAACGCACACTCTCTCCGACCTAAAAGCCGAGCTAATGCGCGAGCAGATCCGCCTCGCACGCTCAAAGAACGAGCGCGAGTCCGGCGACGTCATCGACCGCGAAGTGGTCGAGACGATGCTAGTGACGCTCGGCCAGAAGCTCGCCCTGCTCCTGCGCCTCAAGCTCGAGGTCGAGCTGGGGCCGCGCGGCGTCGGGATGAACGCGGCAGAACTCAACGTCGAGGGCGGCGTGATCCTTCAGGAAATCCGCGAGGTCATCAACGCGAACATTGCAACCTTCGAGGGCGAGGCGTTGGATCGGTCGCGGGACGGGGAAGCGATTGTTTGAAATTTACCATGAAAAAACTAAAAAAAGGCGACCGAATCCGATTGAAGGTGCGAACTATTTCGGGCTGGGAGGGCATCGGAACAATCACCGAAGATCAAGAAGGGGATTCGATTTCATTCCGCAAGGATGGCGGAACAGAGGAAAACAATCGAGCAATGCGGCATGAAGTAACGCTTCTTAAGCGAACACCATCGGTGGGCTAACCGCAAATCGCCGCTAGGATTGTGACAGCCTCCGACCTGCTTTGCGCCACCCTGCGCCTCCCGCAGCCCGACCGCTCGCCGATTTACGATTGGGCTCGGAAGCACATCATCCTTCCCGAAAGCTACGCGACGTCGGGACCGTTCAATGTCCGCATCTCGCCGTGGCTGATTCCAATCTTCGACGCGCTCCAGAATCCGCTCGTGCGTCGCGTGCACTTTCGCAAAGCCGTGCAGATCGGCGGAACGCTCGTCGCGGACATCTGGGTGCCGTGGCTGATCGCGAACGACGCGGGGCCAATCTCGTGGACGATGCAGACGGACGAGATGATTGATAGGCATGCCAAGAGCCGGCTGAACCCGATCTTCGAATCGTGCAAGCCGGTCGCCGCGATGCTCCCGAGAGTCGGGCCGAACCGGACGACGACGGAGATTTACTTCGGCGGCTTCTTTTTCATCCTCAACCCAGCGAACATTTCCAGCCAGCAGTCACAGTCGATACGCTACAAGATCAACGACGAAATCTGGCTCCCAAAGTGGCAGGAGCCCTACGGCCACGCCGTCGCCCGCGTCTCGCGCTTCGAGGAAGTGGGGCGGTCGAAGATTTACAACACGAGCCAAGCGCCGATAATGGACGCCGAGACCGGCAACGTGGAGGACACGAGCTACCGGCAGGGCAACCAGCAGGAATGGAGCACCGAGTGCCCAGCGTGCCACAAGGTGCATCCGCTCGCGTTCGCGCTGGAAAAGAACAAGGAGACGGGACTGCGCGGCGGCGTGGTCTGGGACGCGGCGGCGAAGCGCGACGACGAGACGTGGGACGTGGCGCGCGCGGTCGCCTCGTGCCGGTTCCGTTGTCCTCACTGCGGCCACGAATCGCCCGACACCGACACGACGCGCAACGGATGGAAGCGGGCGGGGCGATTCGTGCCTATGAACCCAGCCGCGCCCTCGGAGATTCAGAGCTTCCGTGTTGAAGCCGTCGTGAGCCGCCCGATGCGCTTGCTCGTCGAGGAGTTCTGCGCGGCCGACAATCACTTCGTGCGGCAAGGCGACGACATGATGAAGATCGAGTTTCGGACGAAGCGCGAGGCGCGCCCGTGGGTCGTGGAGAAGAAGGTCGTTAATCTCTTTGTCATCAGGTCGGATTACACTGTCGCGAAGTTCTCGAACGGCGAAAGTATCGAAAGTGAGGTGATCCGGTTCATGGCCGTGGACCGCCAGCAGGACCATTGGTGGGTGGAGATTGGCGCGTTCAGCTCGGCAACGGGCCCGACCTACAAGCAGCTCTATTTCGGCCGCATCGAGACGCGGGACCAACTTCGGCAGATGCAGCACCGCTACAAGGTGCAGGACGCGTGCGTCGCTCAGGATCGCGGCTACCGGCCGGCCGACGTGGACCGCGACTGCGCGGACTTCGGTTGGCGCGGGATGCGTGGGCACGCACGGAAAACGTGGACGATGCGCGACGATGCCAGCGACAAGATGATCAACTTTCCGTTCTCGGAGCCGCGCGTGAGCGACTACCGAGGCGGGGATGTGTATTACTACGACTGGTCGGGCGACTACTTCAAGGACCTCCTCGCAAACGCTCTGGAGGCCAAGGGCGACCTCAAATGGCTCCTACCGGCCGACGTCAATCCGCTCTACCTCGAACACCTGCGGGGCGAGTCGAAGGTCGAGATTCGGACCGGCGTTTGGCAGTGGGTCGAGGTGAAGAGCAACGCGCCGAATCACGGCTTGGATACGAGTGCGATGATGCTCTGCATGGCGACGATTGCGAACGTCGTGCGCTACACGCCGGCGAAGGAGTAGCCGAGTTTGACGTTTCGAGCAGTGGTATGCTCGACAACCCATTTCTCGGACTGGACACCGCGACGCTGTCGGCGCTCAAGACCAAGACAATCGACGCCATTCAGGCGGTTCTCCTGAACCAGAGTTACAGCTTGAACGGCAAGAGCGTGAGCCGCGCGGACCTCAACGCGCTGAACAATATGCTCGGCAATTTGCAGGACGCATTGACGGACGCGGCGGGCACGTCCACGGATACCACCTTCGTGAGCTTCACCGGCAACTGAACAACATGGAAACCGACATTTTCGACGCGTCAAAATTGATCGCCCAGAAACCGTGGCTAGACCGCGCGCTCGAAAACATCGCGCCGACATGGGCGCTGAAGCGGCTAGAGGCTCGCGTCGCGAAGTCACTGTTTGAGTACAACGCAGCGCGGACGAATCGGCTCTACGCTCCGAAGCAATACGCGCAGCCAGCGGAGTCGTCGCAGAACCAGCGGGACCGCGTGGTCATGATGTACGAGGCTCAGGATTTGGTGCAGAATTTCCCCGAGGCTCGCGAAATCTCGCGCAAGTTCGGGACGTATCTGACGCCGAACGAATACTCACCGACGACGGGCGACCGCGACTACAACCAGACAATCAGCGAGTACTTTCACGCGTGGTGCAAGACCTGCGACGTGACGAACCGGCACAGCTTCAAGAAGCTCGTGCAGCTCGCTGCCGAGGAGCGTCCGGTGGACGGTGACTGCGGCTTTGTGATCCGTCGCAGCGGTGAAGGGCTCAAGCTGCAACTCGTGCCGGCGACTCGCATCGGCAATCCGAACGACACGGCGGTTGCGTCTAACAACTATTACCAAGGGATCATCACGAACGACTTCGGCCAGCCCGTCGCGTATCGGATTTTTCGGGTCACGCGTGACGGCGTTTACTTCGGCGCGGAGGACATTCCAGCGAATCAGTTTTGCCACTACTTCGATCCATTTCGGGTGGACCAGTACCGCGGAATCACAGATTTCCACGCCGCGATTCAGACCGCGCGGATGCTCCACGACATTCTGCAAGCTGAGAAGGCCGGCGTGCGGTTCTCCTCGCAACAGGCCGCGCTTATCTTCAACGATCGCGGCATCGCGAATCCGCGAAACCTGTTCCAGCCGAACCCCGCGCTGTCGCTCCCGAACGGGCAGCAGCAGAAGAACGAGCTGACCGAGGTCGGCATGATTCGCTATTTCCAGAACTCGGACCGCGTCGAGGTTATGCCGTCGCGGCCGTCGCAGGCGTTCACGGGATTCGTCCAGCATCTCATGCACGAAATCGCTCTGGGCGTGGGAGTGCCCGAGGGCGTGCTGTTCGGGACGCAGGATTACAAAGGCCCAAGCGTGCGCGCAGAGTTCGCCGCAGCCGACCGCGTGTTCACCCGCCAGCAGGGCGTGCTCACCGATAAGGTGCTCGATCCGATCAAAGACGCCGTGATTCTCGACGGCATCGCGCGCGGAGAAATCCCGCCGCCTCCGCTTTTGGCCGGCGAGACGATGGTGCACGCGTTGCGTCGGGCAACGTCCGGCGAGTGGCGTTTCCCAGCAAAGCTCTCGATCGACGTGGGCCGCGAGAGCGCGGCGAACATGAACGAAAACCGGCAAGGCGCGAAGTCGCTGCAAGAAATCGCAGCGGAAGAAGGCACCGACGCCTTTACGCGATTGGAGCAGATCGCGATCGAGGCCGCCTACGTCAAGCAGCTCGCCGAGAAATACGGCGTTCCCGAGACGGCAATCCGGCTTACCACGAACTCTCTCCCGAGCACGCCAACAGCCGCAGCCGCAGCGGGCGACGCGGTGGGCGCGAGCGCGGCCGAGGCGCAGGCGGCGAGCGTAGCACCGGCACCGGCTGAGCCCGCACCGGCTGAGCCCGTGGAGCAGGTCGAGAACAGCGCAAACCTCGTCACGATCAACTTCGCCGACGGAAGCTACGTTCCGACGAACGCGATGGCCGACAACGCGCGCCGTGCGCTTGAAATCCGCGAGAAGAAGCCGATGTCGCAGCGCGGGATGACGAGCGTCGGCATCGCTCGCGCTCGCGATCTCATGAACAAGCGGCCGATGTCGGAGGACACCGTGCGCCGGATGAAAGCCTTTTTCGACCGGCACGAAGTGGACAAGCAGGGCGCGACGTGGAAGGCGCAGGGCAAGGGCTGGCAGGCATGGCACGGCTGGGGCGGAGACGCGGGCTACTCGTGGGCCACGGCGATTGTCGAGCGGCTGAACAAGCCGCAAGTCAACTCGGCGAAGAACGAAAGCCGCACCGAGTTTTCCGCCGCGACCGAGGTTGCAATGGTGCTTCATGAAAAGCCCGAGAACCCGAACGACTGGCTGACCGCCGTGGAGCAATACCGCAAGCAGCTCGACATCCGATGCGGTGAGGCCGCAAAGCCGATCGTTGGGAAGTCAATCATCGAGCACACCTTTGCAACGCAGCCAACGAGCGCGAAAAAATAATACCTTTATGGATACACAGACGCAAATCGACCGGCTGATCGAGTTAGCAATCGTGCAACGCTCCGAGCTTAAACAGCTCGTCTCGGAATTGCCGACGCTTCGCGAGCATCTCAACACGGAAATCGAGCGCACGTTCGAGGAAGCCGAGCCGCAGATTCGCACCGAGCTCGAAGAGTTTTGCCGAGCGCGTGCGACCGATGAGCACGCGAAGACCGGCGCGGCGCTCGCTGCGAAAGTCGAGGAGTTGTCGAAGCAGCTAGAGGTCACGACCGCTGCAAAGTACTCGGTGCTCATGGCCGAGCGCGCGGAGAACGTGAACTTGCTGGCAAAGGCCGAGGCGCGCATCGAGGACGCGGCGTCAATGCTCTCGCACGCCGTCAAGGAAATCGTCACCGACGAACTCTCGCGCTTCCCTCGCGCTGGCGAAATCGAGCAACTGCGCAAGGAGTTTGCTGAACCGCGCGGGCTGAATCCTCGCGGGCGCTGGATGCCGGACGAAACCTATCAGCGGCTCGATCTCGTCACGATCAACGGCGACAGCTTCGTCAGCAACATCGACGGCAACCGCGAGCGGCCGAGCCGCACCGCGGGCGACTGGACTCTGAGCGCAGCACGCGGCAACGGTGGCGGCGGTGGCGGTGTCACCACGATGACCGACCTCGTGCCGGTGCCCACGGACGGGCAGCTTCTGATCGGCAACGGCGCGGCGTTCGTGAACGCGACGCTGACGGCGGGCACAGGCATCTCGATCTCGAACGGACCTGGCTCGATCACGATCAACGCGACCGACGGCAACATCACGCTCGACGACGGCACGGCGGCGGCTCCATCGCTGAACTTCACCAGCGACACCAACACCGGACTTTACCGGCCGGCGGCGGACACGGTCGGGATCGTCGGCGGCGGTCACGACATCGTGCGGCTGACCGACGTGGCGAGCGCGACGGACTACCTCGAAATCAAAAACGCGATCGGTGTCGCCACGCCGCTTCACGTTCTGGCGTCGGGCGCGAGCACGAACATCGGGATGCACTTGCAACCGAAGGGCAGCGGGCTCCTCACGATCTCGGACGGCACGGACTTTAACAAAGGCATTCGGTTTCGCTCCTCGTCGAGTGCCGCCAGCGCGATCACCTTGCTCGATGCCGTCTCGACTGCGGGGCGCGTCATCACGCTGCCGGACGCCACGGACACGCTCGTGGGTAAAGCGACGACGGACACGCTTACGAATAAGACGCTGACGAGCCCGACGATGACTGCGCCGGTTCTCGGCACGCCGGCGAGCGGCACGCTGACCAACGCCACCGGCCTGCCGATCTCAACCGGCGTCAGCGGTCTTGGCGCAAACGTTGCCGCGTTCCTCGCGACGCCCAGCTCGGCCAACCTCGCCGCCGCTCTGACCGACGAAACCGGCACGGGCGCAAATGTCTTTGCGACGAGCCCGACGCTCACCACGCCGATCTCTGCGACCCTCACCGCCCCCGACGCGAACAACCTCACGCTCGCGGGCGGCAGCTCGGGCGCGAGTCTGGTGCTGGGCAGTGGGGCCGGGAAAGCAGTCTTCAATCGAGCGATCACTACGTCGTCCGACTTTCAATTTGATTCGACGGGGGGCTACTTATTTGCCGACTCAGGCGGAAGTCTTACTGGCCTGTTTCTTTCTAGGACAAACAACGTGGTTGATTTTTTCACCGCGAACACCCAGCGCGCCCGCCTCACCGCCACCGGCAACCTCCTCATCGGATCTAGCACCAGCGAAACCGGACTCACCGGAGCGGGCGGGCTCAAGGTCTCCTCCACCACCGCAGGCTCCTCCGGCGCAGGCGCGCTGGTTGTCGCGGGGGGTATCAGCGCGGGGCAGTCGGCGCAGGCGAGCTATTTCGGGGGCGCGGTGACGATTGGCGGGTCTGCAAATCTGTCAATTCAGTCTGGAGCCGGTCTATTCCTAGACGGGGGAAGCAACACCTATATCGTCGAGAACGTCGCGGACAGCGTGCAAGTGAAAGCAGGAGGCTTAACCGCACTTACCACCACGTCCGCGCTCACGACGGTAAACGGCAACCTCACCGTCAGCGGCACGGGGACGTCCACCTTCGCGGGCGCGGTGACGACGGGTGCTCTCACGGTGTCTTCGGCTAATTTGATCCTGTCCGCAGGATACGAACTTCGCTTTGGCGCGGGCGGCGCTGATCGAATCTACCAGTCAGCATCAAGCGGCGGAACGCTTGTTTTCGACACTGGCAGCGTGACGCGATTTACACTCAACAGCACAGCCGCCACTTTCTCGGGCGCGGTGACGATTGGTGGCAACGTCGGATTCTACAACGCCTCGCCCGTAGCCAAACCCACAAATGTCGCAGTCACCGCTGCCGCAATCCACGCAGCTCTCGTTACGCTCAACCTTATCGCCGCATAACCTAATTTTATGACCATCATCCCTATTGCCCCGTATACAATGGGCTCTCCCGCCCAGCCGAAAGTCGGAACGCTCTAAAGCATGGACGGAAAAGAGATAATGTTCTCGGATGGGGTGATGCGTTACGACGGAGAACCGTTTTCCGGTGTTTACGGAATTCACTGTGTTGCGAACGGGAAGTGGTATGTTGGCGAGAGCAAGAACGTGAAGCGCCGAGTGCAGTGCTATATCCGCATCAAAAAAGACGGAAATCAGCGGTTGATTTTTTCGGCTCTCAATAAACACGGAGCGGGCGCTTTTGTGTGTTATGTTTTGGAGCGTTGTCCGGTATCTGAATTGAAATCCAAGGAGGTTTTCTGGGGGTGCAAGTTATCTAGTGTCGCACCTTATGGGTATAATCTAATGCTTGGCGGAACCAATAGTTCAGTTTTCAGTGACGAAACAAGGGAGAAGATGTCGATTTCTCACACAGGCTTGTCGAATGGTCCGATGTCTGAAGAAACAAAAAGAATAATTTCCGAAATCAAAACCGGAAAGAAACTGGGACCGCAGACAAATGAACACAGGGAAAAGTGCGCGGAATCAAAGCGCGGAAAAAAACGTCCGGTGTTTACGGTAGAGTGGATCAATAATATGCGGAAGGCAGGCTTAGGCAAAAAGCTTTCACAAGAAACCAAAGATAAAATTGGTTTGTCCAAGCTAGGAAAAAAGAGACCTCCACTCTCTGAATCTTGGAAATCAAAAATTTCAGCATCGTTAAGAAACCGAAATCACCAACTATTATGACGAACATCCCAATTTCCCCATATACGATGGGTTCTCCAAATGCTCCAAAAACAGGAGTAATTTTTTCCGTCCGCTACATCCAATACACGTCGCCCACCGCCGTGGCCGACTGTCATCTACTCGACGCGGACGGCGTAGAAATCATGCCCATTGGCCTCGTGCCTGCGACGGCAGAGCAATGCGCCGCGTGGACGAACGACGAGACGTTTGCGGGCGTGTTTGCGGTCAACGCTGGGTTTCAAATTGTATCCGCAAAATAATTACTATGACCAAAGACGAACACAAAAACGCGATCGTAACCCAACTCCAACAGCAGAGCCTAAACCTGCTCGTGGACTCACTCGCGGCTGCGCTTGCGGAGATTGAACAGCTCAAGGCCGCTGCCGGCGACAAGCCGACACCGTGACGCTACGCCGCTCCATCCTCGTCGCTCTGCTCGCGCTCGGCCTTGTGGTCGTGCTGGGGCTTGCGTTGCGGAGCGAGCGGGTGCTCACGGCGGGATTGCCGCTGCGGATCGTGGCCAAGTCGCAAGAGGAGGCGCGGACGCTGGCGGGGCTCGGGGCCGTAGCGGTACTCGGGACAGGCTCAATGGCGCCGTACATCGCAGCCGCGCCCGCAGGCTCCGACCCGCTCGCGACGGTTATGGCCTACGCGGTGCCGAGCGCGAGCCTGCGCTACGGCGACATCACGGCGGGCGCGCTCGTGATCTACTCGATCAACTACGTCGCGGGCTCCAACACGATGCACCAAGCGGCGCAGCTTGACGCTGGCGGCTGGATTATGACCGGACTCGGAAACAAGGCTTACGAAAACAAAGTGCGCGTGACCGCCGAGAACTTCGTCGGCATTGTGACGCGGGTGTATGTCTGGACTCCGTAAATCATGGACGCGCTCGAAATTCTGGTGAAGGGGTGGCCGATTTTCCTCGGTATGATAACCCTGATTATCGTACTCAGCAAATTGGACCTCCGCGTGTCAGTTTTGGAAGAGAAGGCCAAGAGCCTCTTCGACCTTTTTAACAAAAAATGAACATCCTCGATTTGCTCGGAAATGCTCTCGGCGGCGGGGCTCTCGGCGTGATTCTGCGAATCGGGAATGGCTTTTTCGAGGAGTACAAAGCCGGCAAGGATCACGCTCGAAAGCTCGAAGAGGCGAAGACCATGGCGACCATCGCAGCCGACGCCGCAGCGTGGGCAGCGTTCACGGCGAGCCAGCAGGCCGCGACCGTGCCGAGTAACGTCGCGCCGTGGTGCGCCAACGTCATCACGCTCTTTCGTCCGTTCATCACGCTGACGCTCGTCGGAGTCGCGACGGTGGTTTATTTCCACTCGGTCGGATCGGAGCGCACGCCGATGGCCGAGCAGGTCAATTTCGCCGCATTTAACGCCGTCGGCTGGTGGTTCGGTGATCGCATGGCGAAGAAAACCAAATGAACTCCGACAACATCAGAGCCGTCCTCACCGCCTCAACGCCTGCCGCTGCGATGGTGAGCCTGTCGCAAATCAACGAGGTCGCCGCGCTCGTCGGCACGCTGCTCGGTATTGCGTTTTTGCTCTGGCGGTGGCGGCGCGAGGCAAAGCGCAAGGACTAGTTTTGACGGGCATCGCATAGGCGATGGAACCCGTCATCACATTCGCAGCCTCGGCAGGCGTCATCGACGCACAGACCGGCATCATTCGCGGCGTCTCGCTCATCACCAAAGGCCCAGCTCTGGGCCACGGCGTGATGATCGACGACAAGACGCTGGAACAGGTCAAGAAAGCCGCCGAGCAATACGCTGGCGGGCTCAAGGTGAAGCTCGATCACTCGGGCGGCGCAGGCGACATCGTCGGCTACATCGACACGCTGCGCATCGAGGGCGAGAAGCTCCTCGGCGATTTGCACTTGCTCGAATCCTCGGTGCACCGCGCTTACATTTTGGAGATTGCCGAGCGGATTCCCGACACGTTCGGGCTCTCGATTGCGTTCTCGGGTCCGTCGGAGAAGAGCGCGGACAAGCTCACGACTTTGCAACGGTGCTCGGAAATTTACTCGGTTGATCTCGTCAGCGAACCCGCTGCGAACCCGAACGGATTTTTTTGCGCGCAAACTCAAGCAACTTGAG